GATTAAATAATTCCATACTCTTTCTTCAGTAGTATTTCCTTTTAAAGCCATTTAATCACTCCTTTTATTTTTCAATATAATCTTTTAATTTATCATTGCTATTTAATAATTCTTTAAATTTATATAATACTTCATCTACTAAAACACTAAAAGATTCAAAAGAAACTGTTTTAGCTAGGTAAGGAAACTTAACAATAAACATATCATACACATAACGAAGTTTAATCTGTCCAGTTCCAGACCCAAGTTCCTTCTCAGCTGCGGCAACCGCATATAATAACCACTCTTTTACTTTTGCAAGTTGTTCATCGGTCGGTCTTTTCATAAAAACATAAACTGTATATCCGCCAACGGCAATAGCCGCAATTAATATTACAAATAATAACCAATTAGATAATAAAAATTCCATAATATCCTCCTTTAACCAACACTATTATCAGTGTTTTCTATTCTATTTTGTTGTTCCAATTCATGTCTAGCTTTAAGATAATTAATACCATTTTCAGTATTTTCTTTTGTTGATTTTATAGCATATATAGCAAATCCAATCACTTCTCCTACAACAGCTCCAATTAAAGTTACTAGTGGAGTAAAATCTGGAGACAAGCCTGTTACAAGAGTCAAATTAATGCTTTTAATAGTTGCCCATCCTGTAAAAAGCTCTATTAAAGTACAATTTAAAAATAAAAAGAAAATAAGAAGTTTAGTAGTAGTTGGTATTTTTTTAGCTTTTATAGCTTTTCTTTCTTCTTTTATCTTTTGTTTTCTTTGTATAAGATCTTTTTCTTTTGTCCAGCGCTCTTCTTCTCTTTGAATATCTAATTCTCTTAACATTTATCTTCTCCTTTCTTTTATAATAATAAAAAAGACTTATGTAAATTTTACATAAGTCTTATAAACTAAATTATTTATTTTAAAGTTTTTGTGCGAGTTCAGCAATATGACTTCGATGAATATTAACAAGAGTAACTTCACCATAAATATCATCTCCTCTAAAGATCTGAGAGACTCGTCGCATACCATTATTATCTCCAGAATAAATAGGAAGATCAACTTGGGTATCTGAATCGCCTTCAAGAATACAAATAGAGTCTTCACCAATTCTTTGAAGTGCCAATCGCATTAATTCAATATCAAGATTTTGAGCCTCGGTTATATAGACTCCAGCATTAAGACCTGTAGTATCAAAACCGCGGATATCGCTCATTGGAAGTAGTTCAATTAATCCATCTTGAATTAATTTCTCTACTGCAAATTTATCACCAATTTTACTTGATAAAAAGTTTCCTATTTGCGAATCTAAAAGTTTTTCAGTCCTAGTACCAGGATAAAAACCAAGTTTTGCTGAGTCTGCAGTTGCTACTGTATTACAAAAAATAATAATTTTATTAATGTCGCCTTTTTCAAGTTTACTAAATAAAAATGTCATAGCTAACATAGATTTACCTGTACCTGCGGCTCCGCGAATCATAGTAATCTTATTATTTTTTAAGCTATCCATTGCCAAAGCTTGATATTCATCTTTTGGTTTTATTTTACCAAACATTTTACTTTCAAAACAATTAAAAGGAATTTTAACAAAACCGTCTTTTTTATATTTATATTTATCAATAATTTCATTCTTATTATTTTTAATAATAAGATATTCATTAGCTAAAAGATTAAATTCATTTTCACTTGACCATAATTTTTGATATATATTGGCTAGTTCTTCATCAGAATTATAAATTACTTCTTTATAGCCTGTATAATCTTGTAAATCATCTTTTAGATATTTAACATTTAATCCTACAGCTTTTGCTAACTGTTTACAATTTAAGTCTTTTGTAGTAAAAATTATATCATAATCTTTTGAAAAATTTTTCGCAGTTAAAATAATTCTACTATCATCTGTATCTGGTAAGACAGAATTAGTTTTTAATTCTTCATCCCATTCTTTTTGATAATTAATTATGGTATACTTATCTTCATTTTCATCAAGCAGATGAACTAATTTTCTTGCTTTAAATTTAATATTTGCATCTTTTGAAGCTGAAGTTTTAATATTTTCTAATTCTTTTAAAGTAATATTACTAATAAAAAAATAATCTTCAAAAGCATGACGTGATTCATTTAATAAACTGCATGTATCATAAAAAATTTGCATATTGTTCTCCTTAATTAGTCCTCATCTTCATCGTCATAGTTTTCTTCAATATCTGGAGCTTGAAAACCAATAACGTTAGTATTAAGTTCTTCCTCTTCTGGAATTTCTTTTTGAATTTTTGCGGTTTGTACCGTAATTAAAGTACAAAAATATTCAATTAATTGAGAAAATAAAAATATAATACCATTTAATATTGGTAAAAATAAAGATATAAATAATACACCTTTCAAGAAATTTTTCATTAATAAATTCTATTCCTTTCAAGTATTTTTATTTCAATTTTATCTGAAAAATATTTTAAATAAATTAATGATTTTTGTCTCATTATAAAGATTATAACATATTTTTTCATAAAAAGCAAAAACCCTGCTTTAAAGCAAGGTTTAATAATTTTATTTATTTTTCTTGACAGCTGTATGTCTAAAGAAGCTTCCAATTACTCCAAGAGTTCCGCAAAAAAGAGGGAGAGCTTCTTTATTAAAAGATAAACCTAACATAGATAAGTCTTGAATAAAAGTATCTCCAAAAGTTATTTTAATCAGCCAGCCTGTGATCCATCCACAAATAAAACTAATAAATGGAGAAAAAATTAATACTGCAACTACCAACATAATAAGTCCAAAGCAACTAAGAGCTTCTACAGTATCATTATCATAATCATAATTTTTCATTTATTTAATTCCTTTCTGATATCAGTTAATATATTTTCTAAAAGAATAGGATAACAATTATGAGCATCACATTCAACATGGTAAATTAATCCTTTATTAAAATCAAGAAATTTATCTTTAGTATGAGCATGTCCACAAATATTAATAGTTCTTCTATTTAAAGGTTTATTTTCATCAAAATTTGAAGTTAAGCATGGATAATGAGTTAAGAAAAAGTTTTGTTTTTCAATATTTAAAAATTTTGCATCGCACACTTCTACAACATTATAACAATTTTTATAAAGTTCCATTCTTTTATCTGTATCATGATTACCGCGGATAATATGAATTTTTCCTTTAAGCTGTTTAATGCATTTAATTCCTTCTTCATTATCATTTAAAATACAATCTCCAACACAATAAACATCATCGTTTGGTTGAACTACTGAATTATAATTTTTAATAATAGTTTGATTCATTTCATATTGATTTTTAAAGCCTCTAGGTTCATAAATAAAGGGCTGTGAATGGCAAAAATGCCAATCGCTAGTAAGCCAAATATTTGACATATCTATATCTCCTTTTCTATAATTTGAATTGGTTTTTCATCTTCTACAATATAAATTTTATTAAAGCCTTCTTCAAACTCTGGCGCTTCTGTTTGAATAAACATGCGGCGAATGACCTCTTTAGGAACATAAGACCGAGTTCCGCGCCTATTTTCATTTCTTTTTAAACATTCTAATAATGGAGTTTTAATCCAAATAATTTCAATAGAATCTGGTTTTTCTTTAATATTTTTTAGTAATTTTGCTCTTGAAGCTTTATTCAAATGGGTAGCGTCCGCATATACATTAACACCAAGTTTTAGATTTTCATTAATCTGTTTAATAAATTCTTTATACACTTCTTTTTCTTTTGAAAAATATTCTTCTCCATCTGCTACCATAGAAAAGCGTATTTTATCTCTTGAAATAATAATATCATCTTCTTTATAATGATTTTTAATCCAGGTGCTTTTTCCCGATCCTGGAGTTCCACAAAGTAAATATAAAATTGCCATTATTTACCACCCTCTATTTAATAAATTTAAAGTTTCTTCTTTATCTTCATTTTCAATAATAATACGATGGTTGCAAGAGTAAGAATGATTTGAGTTCCAACACTTGCCATTTTTATTATATTCACAAGATGTTTTATTACAATTCATTAATTCTGCAATAGGAATTTTATGTCCATCTACAAATCTTCCAAGACGAAACTCTTCTTCAAAATCTTCGCGGTTATAGGCGCCAAAAGGACGAACTTCCGCATGATTAGTTTCTTTTTGACAATTTAAACAAAATATTTTTTTTAAATGTCCAGGTTCTCTTTGTTGTCCTGCTCGTCTAACAATTGGAATTCCACGTTTTCCGCACTTAGTGCAATAAAATTCACTTGTTGTAATTTCATCTTTTCTTATTTTCATTCATCATCAATCCTTTCTACTTTTAAAATATTTTTATAATTGTCCAAATCTTTTAATGCATCTTCAATAGACAAAAATTCACAAGGACAAATGTGCTGTTTAGTTAAATTAATATAATGATATCTATTAGTTTCTTTAATTGGCATTATTGTTACAATGCTAATTTTATTATTTTTATAAAAGATTTTAAGTTTCATATTTATCAACCTCTTTATATATATTATATCAAAAATTTAATAAAAAATAAAGTTCCGATTTTTTATTCAGAACTTTTATCTTTATCTTTTTTCTTTTTACGCTTTTCTTCTTCTTCTAACTCTATGCGGATACGATTTTGATTTGCCGCAACTTGAGCGGCTATAAAAGGCGCAATATTAATCATCATATTTTGTGCCTCCAATCTAATTGTAAAATAAATTTTTCAAAATCAGTTGCTTCTTCTGGATATTCTACAATAAATCCTTTTTTTGTATCAAAAGACATCATACCTAATAAAGATTTACCATTAATGCATTTTTCTTTTGTTTTAACTAAAATATCCCCATTAATTTTTTTAGCTAAACTAACAAAGTTTGCTAAATCTGTAATCCCATATATACTTATATATTTACTTTTCATATCTTTAATTATTAAAAAGAGGCTATTTAGCTTCCTTTTTTAGTGGTTTAATAAATATTTTCGAGAAACATTTTTAAAACTGAAAGTTGGATCAGTTGTTTTATAATATACAAAACCTTCACGAACACAATCTTTTTGTCCTTCACATACAGAAGGATTATAGTAACCATCTGCTGACTGTTTGAACTCTTCAAAATCATTTGGAAGAATGTAATTTTCGCAAATAATAGGAACTACTTCCATATTATATTTCTTCCATACTTTTGCCGCCTCAATAATAGACATTCTTCCATTAATGCTATCAGTCCAATGAAAACAATAAAAATGAGTTTCAGACAGCTTATGAGGATTTTTTTGGATTCTTGGTGCGCAAATCTCTCCCTGCCAACATACAAAAGTAGCATCTGAATGATTTAAAAGCCAATCTTTCATTTTATTTTCAATGTCATATTTTTTAGCGACTTCCCAATAATAATTATCTGAACCAAAAAAGCATTCTTGATTTTCCTCTTTCATACGAACATTTCTGCTACATACATAAAACTCAAATTTATTTCTACTTTTTCTTTCAAGAATATAAGTTCCTGAACTACCATCACACTTTTGAGTTACAATAAATGGAGTTTTATCTTCAAG